ATCTCGTTGTCTAGGACAATTTCCAGTTGAAGCTGATGATACTCTTATTGCTCTTAAATATGCTGAATCTGCTGTTAGAAGGGAAACAGGAGAGGGAGATGACATTTGGATAGGATTAGACATCGCTCGCTTTGGATCTGACCGTACAGCGTTCGTAGTAAGAAAAGGAAACGAAGTTATAGAGATAGAATGGTTTTCTAAAGAAGATACCATGAGGACAGTAGGTAGAGCTGTTAATTACTTGATGAAATATCCTAGTGCAAAACTTAATATAGATGTTTGCGGTGTAGGTGGAGGTGTAGTTGATAGGTTAAATGAAATAGGTTTTGAAAGTAGAATATATGCGATTGATTCGGCTACTAAGGCTGACCAATATGCAGAACTCAAATTTGTCAACACTAGGGCAGAATTATATTGGAGATTAAGAGAAAGATTTTTAAATTATAATATTAAACTGTTGGACAGAGGGTCTATTCTAAACGATTTAACTAATCTTAAATATAAGTTCAGGTCTAGTGATGGTGCGATACAAATTGAGAGTAAGGAAGAATTAAAGAAAAGAGGGTTAAGAAGTCCTGACTTAGCTGATGCTTTAATGTTATCGTTTGCAGATGGATTTAGTACTCAACCCAACATACGTTTTATCTAACGTTCTTTTCTTGGTTTAACCTATAAAGTATAATATACTTGACAATAATCAAATTTAATGTTATTATATAGGGGAAAAATATGTATGATTTTAGATGTAGGAAATGTGAACATCTATTAGCTAAAGAAGAAATTATTTTTGGCAAGATTGAGGTAAAATGTAAATATTGTCATAGTATAAATATTTTAGATTATCCATTTCGTGCTGAAATGATAGAAGAATACAAAAATAAAAATAATCAATAGTAGTCAATAGTAGTCAATAAAAAAAGATAAGTAAAAAATAAATAAACAGAAGCTCTTGAAGCTCTATCTAGGTACTTGATACCAAAAAGATAGAGTTTTTTTATGTTTTAAAACATATAAACATATAAACATAAAATAAATCTGAAACAGGAGAAATATGAACATTGAAGAAAAAATAAGTCAAGCACTTTTTACCACATCAGAATGCAAAATGATTGATGGTGAAAAAACATTCATCATCTCGGACAGTACAGAAGATAGACAAGGCGAAGTTATCTCAGTTGATGGTTGGGATATTAAAAATTATAAAGAAAATCCAGTAATCTTATGGGCTCATAATCCAGTAGAACCAGCAATAGGAATCGGTACTAAAGTTTCCTTCAGAACAGTTAATGGTCAAAAGAAATTAACTTTCGTTCCTCAATTTCACAAAAAAACAGAACTTTCAAGAATAGTTTCTGATTTAGTTGATGAAGGAATAATTAGAGCAACATCAGTAGGATTTTTACCAAAAGAGTGTGACGGAAACGTATTTACAAAACAAGAACTTTTAGAAGTATCTTTTGTAAACGTTCCAGCAAATCCAAAAGCTTTATCTCTTATGTATTCAAAGGGTTATCGTGCAGATAAAGTAAAGCAAGTTCTTTCAGCGATAGAAATCGACAATAGCATTGCTTATACAAAGTATGCTTTAGCAGACATCGAAGCAAGTTGGGATGCTAGCAAAGAAGTTAGCGGTGCAGATGTAAATGACCTTAAAAAAATGTGTGCTTGGTATGATTCACAAAAATCTGATACTAAAGGTTCTTATAAATTAGCTCATCATCACTTAACTGGTTTCAGAACAAACTGGGCAGGTGTTAAATCAGCAATGGCTACTTTAATGGGTGCTAATGGTGGAGTAGAAATTCCAGAGAATGAAAAGAAAGCAGCTTATGACCATTTAGCAAAACATTACAGAGATTTTGAAAAACAGGTTCCAGCATTTAGAACAATGAATGAAATGATTGAAAAGTACGCACAGGGTCAATCTATTGATGACGCAGTAAATGAGAATGTTCGTTCTATAAATACTCTTGTCGGAGAATTACAGGAATATAAGAGATTAATGGACGAAAGATTTGAAAATGGAATGAAACAAATAGAAGAAGACAAAAAAATTCGAGATGAAGAGTTCCTTAAATATAAGAGTTTTATCACTGACGAACTTTATAACATGAAATTAAATGTTAAAGGTTTAGAGTCAGGTATTAAACCAGATGATGCAGGACTTAATGATAGATTTATGGCTATTGAGGATAGTATTTCAAATGTAGCCACAGCTATCAAAGAAGTTTCTACATATACAAAATCCTTGCAAAGCAGGGATACAGGTCGAGACCCTAAGATTGCGGTTAAAGCTGTCATAGAAGACAAAAACCGTAACTTAGCGATGAAAGTACTAAATAGAGCTGTCGAGACTCTAAACAAAATCGACAAATAAGATAAATAAATTTAAAGGACAAAAAATATGGGTAGAATTACAGAACTTAAGAAAAAAATAGCGGATGGTATTGCTACAGATGAAGAAGTCGCAGAATTAAGCGATTTGAAATCTGAAGCCGCAGAGGAAGTAAAAGCAGAAGCAGATGCAGAAGCAGATGCCTCAAATGATGCCGAAAAACAGATGGATTTGCTTGTTGCAAAATTTTTAAAGAAAGTTACAGCAGCCAAATCAGAAGAAACAGTAGAGACAAAAGTTGCTGACGCATCAATAATCTCAAAAGAACAATACAAGAGCATGGACAAAGATGCAAAAGTAAAAAACTTCATTACTGCACTTTTAGAGAACAACCATCAAAAATTGCAAGTAATGGCTGAAGGTACAAATGCACTTGGTGGCTATCTAGTTCCAGACGAATGGTATCAAACTATTGTTGAAGAATTAAGAAATGACACTGTTATCAGACCAAGAGCAAAAGTTATTTCAATGAAGACAAATCAGTTGAACATCACTCAACTCGCAACTAGACCTAAAGTCTATTGGAGAGGTGAAGCTGCAACTAAATCAACTTCTACAGCGGAATTTGCTCAAATCTCTTTAACACCTTATTCACTCGCAGTTATCGTTGTTATGACCAAAGAATTAGTCGCAGACGCTACAATCGGTGGCGATATAATTTCTTTCATGACTGACAAAATTGTTACTGCAATTGCAGAAGAAGAAGACAAAGCATTCATGACTGGTAATGGTTCAGGCAGACCAACTGGTATTGACAATTATGCAGCAACAGTTCACAGAATAGTTGCAACTCCAGCAAATGTATTGGCAGCTGATTCATTAATCGAAGTTGTATCAAGATTAGGTACAAAATATCTAAGAAATGCAGTTTGGATTATGAATTCTGTTACTTATAGAAAAGCTATGCAGTTAAAAGATAGCCAAAATCGTTATTTATTCGTTCCAGCACCAAATACTGATTCATTTGGAACAATACTTGGTTATCCAGTATTGAGACAAGACGACCTTGCACAAAATCACATTTGGTTCGGTGACTTAAAAGGTTATTGGATCGGTGTAAGAGAAGGTATCTCAATAATGCAATCTGAAGAAGCTCAAGTCGCAGGTTATTCATTGTTCGAAAGAAATGAAATTGCGTTAAGAGTTGAAGAGAGAATAGACGGAGAGCTCGCCGACCTTGACAGCTTCGTTTGCCTTACGGGAACTAATTGAGCCAGTTTGACAAATTAAGCAATCTATGACGTAAGCATAATAGTTGTGAGGAGTAATTTCTTAGCACTCCTCACGCTAGAAAGGCTATTATGAAAAAGAAAATTTTAAACAAGGGAAAAAATGATTAAAGTTAAATTATTAAAAGATTCTGAATATGGAAAGAAAGATTCAGTTGTTACGGTTGAGAATAATACCGCTCATTCTTTGTTAGAAAATAGCAAAGCTATACTTTATATGGACAAGATGATGAAAACCGATTCTAGGGGCTCTAGTGACGAAATAGAACCTATTAGAAAGAGATATAGAACTAAACAAGTAAAATAGGAGGTATATGCCTTTATTAAGCTACGCACTCGTAACATTAGGTGATTTAAAAGACGCTTTAGAAATCACCGATGGTTCTCAAGATACATATTTAACATCTCTAATAAATAGAGCAACTAATATTATAGAAAAATACTGTAACGGAAGAAGATTTAAAGAAACTGTTTATTCTAACGAAGAATACAACGGTATTGGCGGAAATTTTTTAAACATTAAACATTATCCAATAATATCAATCACAAACATAGAAAAAAGAACTGGAGATTTTGCAAGTCCTAATTGGGATTCGCTAGATAGCTCGTTTTATAAAATGCTAGATACCGAAGGTCAAATATATTATACCTTAGGATTTAATGCAGGAATAAGAAATTACAGAATTAATTACAGTGCAGGATATACAGATATTCCAGAAGATTTACAACAAGCGTGTATTACTTTAATTTCGTATCTTAAAAACCAAGAGAAAACAGCAGGAATGCAATCAGAGACTATGGGAGAATTATCCTATATTAAAACTGATGACGAAAAAGCAACAATCAAAAATTTAGGACTAGATGAGGTTTTAGACTATTATAGAACCCCGTTAGTTTAGAATTGGGGGAGATAAAAGATGTTTACGGAGAATTTTAACTATGCGTTATTTTATGGATAAAAGTATTACTGTCAGAAGATTAAAAATGATTGACGCTAATAGGTCTGTTTATTCTGCTACTGGAACTGCTAATTATCCAGCAAGTTGGCAAGAAACAAGTGTTGACACTATCCAAATGCTTGGAGGACAAATTGGAGACTTATACTCAGCATATGTTGATTTAAGTTGTCCAGCAGAAGATGGTGACCAAATAGTTAAAGATGGAATAATCTACGGAGTAAGAGATTCAAGAGAGTTCGATTTTGGTGCATTCAGTTACAAGAGGTTGGTAGTAGTAAGGGGAGTGTAATATGGCAGTTACAATTAATATAGAAATACCTTTAATGCCGAAGTTTATAGCTGAAATGGAAAAGTCTCCTGGCGTAATAAGAAAAAAAATTGATGAAGCTATATATGATTCTATAAATAAAATATATGGAAAAATAAATCCAGGATATGTTCCCAATAGGACTGGTAGA